AGTCTATAGCGTTAGGGATCATAAGTTTCACGTGAAACGGTGGTACCACCCAAAGTTTGTAGAGAACGCGATGGACACGATAAAAGAGCGGGTTCTGACGGCAATCGACCGGGTTAAATTAACCTGTGATTGGCCCCAGACCGTTCTTTTGTCGGGGGGTATTGATTCTACGCTGGTCGCGAGCCGATATAAAGGTCAAAACGCGATCCACCTGCGTAGCAACGAATACGAATATGCCCAGAAAGTAGCGGACAAGTTCGGGATAAGTCTTTACAATGTAGACCCCGAAACCGTGTCAGCGGAAGAATGCCTGACCGACTTCGTGACCAAATCTGGAGATCCAGCGATGGCCGCACTGATTCCCTACATCACTTGCCAGGAAATACACCGGCTTGGCTACCGCGTGGCAATCACAGCCAACGGCGCGGATGAACTTTTCTACGGTTATGATCGCATGAAGGGTGATATTTCATCCCAAATTGACAGCATTTTTAGGCCTTTAGGAGCCGATTTTACGGAATTGTACCGGAATTCAGCCCAAAATATCGAGTTTCAGTACTATTTGACCCATGACCTTAACAAAACGCTAGATTTTGCATCCATGTGCCATTCGGTAGAAGTTCGCGTTCCTTACCTGGATCACGAACTAGTAGAAGCGGCTATGTCCATTCGAATGGATCAGCACGTCGGCAGATATGGAAATAAAACCATTCTAAAGGGCATGCTGGCTGAACTTGGATTCGATTGGGAGTTCATTCATCGACCTAAAGTTGGCTTCTCACTTCACTACATGCCCGCGGGCTATAGTCAATTGCTCATCGACGCCATGAAATGGTATGTGAGCACCGATTTACCTCAACTTCCCGCCTCGGCAACCGCCCGACAACAATCTTACCACGAGATCACAATAGCTTGTTTGTATATTTTCAATAAGGTTTATAAATTGGCGTGACCATTTCACACACCCGTTTATAAATGGAAAATAGGCTCGGATTTAAGCTGCAATCCACAGCAGATTCGTTTCTTGAAGTATATCAGGACAACCTGAGTAAATATTCTAACACCCGTGAAGCTTACGAAGCCACAGAAGAAGCGCATGAAAAGCGCACCGGCTTTCGTCATTATAACGACTACACATCTTTCCTAGTCGTTAAGGCGCGCAATCGAAAGAAACGCCGCAACGATTAAACACTGTTAATAAAAACATAATGCCATTTTTCCGCCATTTGCATTCATGGCGGCAGATGCGCTCATTCAAAGGATATTCAACAAGTACGTTTGGAACACCGAAAAGCGTTTCAACTTAGAAAACCCTAATCAGGTTATCGACGGTTTTACTGTTGGCGAAATCCTTGGTGGCGGCAATCGATCCAAATCAGGGATCGTTGTAACGCCGGATAAAGCCCTCACAATCTCGGCGGTATATCGCTGCATTGCCATTCTTTCCGGCATCATCTCTTATCTACCCAAGAAAGTCTACAACGACACAGAGAACGGAAGAGAAGAGGCTAAAGACCATTCTACATACCGGCTATTCAAGCGCCGGATGCACCCCTATTACACGTCTGCGAAGTACTTTGAAACATCTATTATCCATTTGCTATTGCGCGGCGATCACCTCGCGCAAATCCTTTATGACAGGAATGATATTTCAGGCTTCAAATTACTAGAGCCTACTAAATTGATCGGCATCAGTGAGGGCTATAATGGCCGTCTGTGGTATGAGTTCTCCGATATGAAAGAGAAAATTTCATCGGAGGATATCATTCACGTGCCAAATCTTGGAGAGAATCCATTGCGCGGTAAATCAACGGTGACCTACGCGATGGAAGATCTCGGATTAGAGACGGCGCGGAGAAACCAAGGGGCTTTATTTTGGGCCGATGGGGCAAAACCGGATAGCTTACTGATTCCCCAGCAGAGAATATCTGATACACAGGCATCGCAATTAAAGTCATCATTTACTCAAAAGAAAAAGGAAGGCGGTACTGTAGTGGCTCCTTTTGGAGTCGAATACAAAGACTTGTCGATGACACCCGCAGAACAGGAGTTCATCATGACGGGTAATTTTTCGGTGGCGACTATCTGCCGGTGGTTCGGTGTTCCTCTCGATAAGCTATCCGAGCTGAGCCGCGCGACTTTCTCCAACATCGAACATCAGGCCATTGCATTCCTGCAAGACACTATTGCCCCCATTGTTAACAAGTTTGAAAACGAGTACACGACTAAGTGCTATGTGCTTCCGAGTGAAAGCGATATGTACATGGAAATGAACATGGATGCTTACCAGAGAGCGGATAGCCAGGCGCAGGCCGAATCGATGCGATCTGAGATTCAAAACGGTGTGGCGACTCCTAACGAGTGGAGGAAACTGAAGAACAGGCATACTGTAAAAGGCGGTGATTCAGCCTACATACAGCAAAACATGATGCCGCTGGACAAAGTGGATCAGGTTCTATTCGCGAAGAAGACCCAGGTCGTACGAAATGCAAAAGAACTCATAGAGCTTTTGGACTTAGAAACCCAACTGAACGGAAACGGAAATGGAAAACATTAAAGACTATATTCTGAACATCAACGAAAAAGCAGAGCGCCGATTCAATACTGGCGTTTTGAAATTCGCTGAGGTAGAAACCAACGCAGGAAAGACTGTCGATGAAAACATGATCGAAGGTTATGCGGCCAACTTTGGCACGCAATCACAAGATTTCGGAGGATGGGTTGAGACTATCGAGAAGAACTTCTTTGACGGATTGATCGATGACGAAGATACTTACGCGCTCTTCAACCATTCTATGGATATGGTTTTAGGTCGTAACAAGGTAAACGTAAAACTATCCATCGATGAGAACGGATTAAAGTATTCTGTGCGCATGCCAGACACTACTTTGGCCAAAGATCTCCGCACTCTTGTCAAGGATCAAATCATCAATAAAAGTTCTTTCGCCTTCACGGTAAAAGAAGAGAAATGGATTAAAGGCGATCCTTCTAAAGGAATTCCGCATCAACGCGTTCTATTACGTGGCGAAAAACTTTATGACGTATCACCGGTAACTGTACCCGCTTACAATTCTACAAGCGTGGCCGCAAGGTCTATGGCCAAAGAATTCAGGAAAGAGGAAGCACTGCAAGAAATCCGCGAATCACTGTCCGCGGCAGAACTCAAACTGATAGTGAACATCAACAAACGAAGAAAATTCACATTTTAAATTTTAACCAATTATGTCATTAACAAAGGAAAAGCCTTTAAAAGATATGACTGAGCGCGAACTCAGAGACAAAGGCATGAAAGCTATTGAAGGCATGCGCGAGCTTTATAATCGCGTAGATGAAAAAAGACGTGGGGTACAGGGCATCGATATTCCCGCCGACCTGGAAGAACAGGTGGATAAGTTCGAGCAGGAATCACGTGCTGTAGAACAGGAAGTTGAACTGCGTAGGAAGCAAGCGCTTTTTGAAAAAGATGGACCTAAGATTCCTGGCACTGATACTCAAAGCGACGAAAAATATGATCCAAATTTCAAGCCGGACCGCCGTTCGATCTCTAACGCGATTACCAACGTGCAAAAGCGCGGACTCGCTAAAGTGAGCAAGAACGATGCTAAAATCTTCAACCTCGCTGAAAGAGAAAGCGAAATCTTTGAAAAAGCCGCTCGTATTGCCCTTACTTCAGGTAAAGACGAAGTTCGTTCAGCATTGAGCGACGAAGAATTTGCAATCTTCCAAAACCAGCAGGCACGCGATAAGGAACAGCGCGTAGGTCAGCAGTCAACATCAACAACTGCCGGTGGTTATACTATCCCGCAAGGATTTATCCCCGAGGTGGTTCGATTCATGAAGTACATTTCCGTGTTCTTCGACGAATTCCAGGAATCGCCAACAGCAGAAGCGCAAAGCCTGTTTACTGTTTATAAGACAGATTCAGGTAACGACTTGCCGATGCCTACCAACGACGACACATCCAATACAGGTGAATTGCTTGCAGAAAACTCTGATGGTTCAACATCGACAGCGGATCTCGTGTTTGGCCAAGTGACCATGAAGGCCTACAAGTACTCTACTAAGATGATTAAATCATCTACAGAACTCTTGCAGGACAGCGCCATCAATTTGCCTGCCCTCATCGGTGAGAACTTCGGTTCGCGCATCGGTCGTATCGTGAACTCACACTTCACAACAGGTACAAACTCTTCACAGCCTCAGGGTATTGTGACGGCAGCAACCAGCGGAAAAGTTACTGCTTCTGCAACAGCAGTTACATTCCCTGAAATTATCGATTTGGTTCACTCACTCGATCCTTCATACAGGAACCGTCCTTCGGTGCGATTCATGTTGCACGATAACATTCTGGCTTATCTTAAAAAACTAACAGTAGGATCAGCAACAAACAACGCTCGTCCTTTGTGGGCACCTGGGTATGATGTATCAGCGCCTCCAACAATCGACGGTTACCGATATCTGATTAACCAGAGCATGGCATCAACAGTGACAACAGGTCAAAAAATCATGTTGTTCGCTGATATGAAGGCTTACGCTATTCGTCTCGTAAATCAGTACCGCCTGCTTACACTTCGTGAGCGTTACGCGGAATTCGATCAAACAGCATGGATCGGTTTCATGAGAGCGGACGGTCGTGCTTTGAATACATCGGCTATCAAATTCCTTCGTACTACTTAGTCCGATGCGAATCGTCTTCTTTCTTGCCTGTTGGAAGCGGCCTGAAATTACCGAGTTGTGCTTCATGGGGCTTAACCGCCTCATGAAGTATGACCCGAAACGTTTTCAGTGTTCTGCTTTCGCTGTCATCAGCGAAGAGTCTATGATCCCACTTTGCAAAAAGTATGGTATCGACTTTTTGATGCACGACAATGAGCCAGTGGGCATGAAGAAGAACGCAGGATTGCAGGAAGTACTAAAGAAAGATTTCGATTACCTGATTGAACTCGGTAGCGATGATCTTATCCTAAATGGCCTCCTGGATTGCTATGAACCGGCCATGAAAGAAGGTCTCGACTTCTTCGGAACGAGGGATTTGTATATGGTGGATGCGACCGATATGAACTGCAGGCAGATCCAGTTTGATGGAGAGGCCGCGCAGGGACTCGGAAGGGTGTTCAGCAAAATGCTTTTGGAGCAGTTCGCAGGATTCGTTCATGTAAAGGCTAATACCACCGTAATGTCAGATGAAAGCCTGATACCAGAAGGTGGAGTAGGATTTTTAGACCCTAAAACAGTAAAGGCTTACGAAGGCTGTGGATGGGTAGAACGAACAGGCGTAACGACACACGTACACTTTTGGGATGCAATCAATAGAGGACTTGACAATAATTCAGCGGGTAGGGTTATGAGGAAAGGATACAAATTCCATGCGGTAGAAACTCCTGAGGTTATGCTTGCCGATATTAAGAGCGACGAGAACATATGGGGATTCAATCCTGAAATCGGAGAAACAAAAGATTTCACTCCGTTCATTGAAAAGCTAAGTCCACAAGAGCGGGCTAAGTTGATCCAGAACAAAAAAGCACTTTTGGCTAAACGTATCGAATGCGCACAAGCAGCATTATAACGACAGCACCAGCGCACTACGAGGCGGTATCGCTCACCGATGCGAAGAAACAACTTCGTATACATGAGAGCGACGACACCTATAATGCAGAGATAGCCCGTTTGCTTGCTTCAGGAACGCAATGGATGGAACGTCGTTACGGCATATCCATCATCACGCAGACTAGAACGCAAAAGATGGATTCTTTTTATCCAAGACGTCAACGGTACCCATCTAAATATGGGATCAAATTCCTGTATTCGCCGGTGCAGTCTGTTGTCGAGGTTAAGTATGTAGCAGAAGATGGTACGCTGAAAACATTAGTTGAGAATACCGACTTCTACACGTCCGGAATGATGCCTCCAATAACTGGAAGCGGTGGAGATATCCTTTTAGGAAAGATCATACCAGTTAATAATTGGCCGGCCACTAAGGACGTAGAAGAAGCGGTAAGAATTAAAGTTATATGCGGATTTGGTGACACTGAAGCATATGTTCCAAATCCGATTAAGGAGGCTATACTTCGTTTCATCTCTTTCCACTATGAGAATAGGACAGACGAAGTATCGGGATCAGGAGTATCGGTAGCCAAATTTGAAATGGGTATCGACAGCCTTATGAGTACGTATGAAAATTTCATGTTCGTAAGCAGCGAAGAATGTTAAGCGGGATTGAACCTGGCAAATTAGATGTTCTTCTGATTTTTCAATCGGCAGTAAAGACTCGTAATGACATTAACGAGCAGGTCACTACATGGACTGATTACGGAAAGAAGTTCGGAAAAAGGATATGGAAAGATTCTCCTGAGCGCTTTGAAGCAAAGCAGCAGGTAGGCACGGAAGATGTTGTGTTCATGGTTCGTTTTGATGAATCACTAAATGACACGATGAGATTCCGACAACATTTGGATGAACATTACTTCTATATCCGTAATGTTCAGAACTGGCGGAGAGAGGGATATAGTTTGATTACAGCAGAGCGAAGAGATAACCAGGGAGACGACGAATAAATGTTTACCTGCGAAGTTAAAGGATTGGACGTAGTAAAGCAGATGGTAAAAGCCATCGGTGAAGAGTTACGCCCTGCTAATGTCAGATTGATTATGGATGAAGCCGGTCGGGTTGTCGTTCAGGAAGCTAAAAGATTGACAAGATATGAAGGTGAAATAGGAAACTATTTCAGACAAGATCTTGGAGTTTATAGGGATCGTAGAAAGAGCGCCAAAAATGCCGAATACGTAATTATTGGTCCTCGATTCAGGCCCTATAATATTAATCAACAATCCCAGAAAGTGGCTCCGATTGCTCAGCACATGACAAAAGGATTTAGGCAGACAGATCGACGAACACGACAAGGATTTAAAAGAGGGCGCGTTCTTGAACAAGAAAATAACCCTGTTTTGGATGCCTTTTCATCATCAGAAGGAAGAAGAAATGCGGCGATTAATAAAGGGGTAGTAAAATACCTCAACAAGGTTAAAAGGAAGTATCAAAAAGTATTAGTGTAATGGACGGCGAAGTAGCAACACATGCGATTCTTTCAAATGATGCGTCTTTTGGCGCTATCGTAGGTGTTGGATCTGCCGCAAAGATATTTTACGATGAAGCTAAACAGACTGAGACTCTGCCACTGACAATCGTATCACTTGATGGTATCGATCCATGCGACAACAAGGACGGCCCATCCACATTAGATTTTGATTGGGTATATGTATATCACTATGCCTCGACAAAGAAACAGGTTAACGAAATGGCTAGAGCAGCACGAACTGCGCTTGATAGAAAAAGCGGCACATTCTTAAGCGTAATAACTCAAAGTGTTGAGTTCATCACGCAAAGAAGTAGCTCAGAGTACATTGACGACAAACCAAGATTTTGTATGGAACAACTGTATAAATTAACGATCAACTTATAAAACATCATGGCAAAGAATAGCGGAACAAAACTAAAGTTGCTGCAAAACGGTACGGCCATCTCTAACCTTATCGATGTATCAATGTCGGTAGATGGAGAACCTATCGAAGTAACTAACAAGGATTCAAACTCATGGGCGGAATTTCTGCCAGGCAAAAAGACAGTGACTATTTCAGGGAGCTGTGATATTGATTCAACGTCAACGATCTCAGGTGATGATATCTTCACGTCCATCGCGGGAGGAACAACCGTAGCGGTTCAGTTCTACACGGCGATTACAGGTCAGGTAGCTTACACCATGAGTGGATTTTACACTAAATGGGAGAAGAAAGGTGGCACGGAAGATCGTATGACTGTTGACTTCACTATCCAAATCACCGGATCTGTAACTAAAACAAGCACTACCTAATGGCAATTAAAACTCTTTACATCGGCGAAAAAGATAGGCCAGTGGCATTCCCAGCTGCGGCCATTCGTGAATATGAGCGAATGACAGGACAGGAATTTTTGCGCTCCAATTTTATGTCTTATGAATTTCGTATAGCCATAGCATATGTGGGCCTGAAATGGGGGCTTTATGCTGGCGATGGGAAAGAGCCGAAAGTAGACTTTAATGATATACAGGTAGCCGATTGGGTAGGTCTGGAGGTTCACGACGAATCGCTAAACGGTCAAATTCTCGCGATTCTAAATGAATCGCTCCCTAAAGGCAAGGAATCAAAAAACGAGGTGGCGGGAAAAAGTCCCGCCGCCTAAGTTGGGATGATGTAGAAGGAATAGCGTTCGGGCAGCTTAGGATAAGCCCGCTTGAATGGCCATACTGGACGCTAAAAGACTTCTATAACGCGTATAAGCAATGGAGAAAAGTCCATGTTATTGATCCGTGGGAAAGAACCAGGCTACAGATATACTCCATTGGTAAGATCAATGGGGCCAAATGGAGAGAACCGCGTGATGTATTCAGTATTGAAGGAGAGAAGTCTAAGAAGACTCAGAAGGCATTCCTTCGCCCGATGACGGAAGAAGAAAAAAAGGCGCTAGCAGCCATAGAGGACATTAAGAACGGTAAAAATCCAGAGGGATGGCAGATAATACCTTTTTAGTAAAACTTGGGATGAACGTCCAAGAGCTTGTTAACGGTGTTAACAAAGCTAACGGAGCGTTAAACAATTTTAAATCCAGTATTGCTAAAGTAGGTATTGGCTTATCTGCTATACAGGTAGGGCGTTTTGTTTTAGACGTATCGCGTCTTGCTGGAGAGGCTGAAGGCGTTAGGGCTGCATTCAACAAACTTCCAGAGGCATCAAGATTAATGAGAGAATTGAAAGATGCCACAGGCGGCACTGTTTCAGAATTGGAGTTGATGAAGCGTTCCGTAATGGCTTCCAACTTCGATATATCTCTTAAAGCACTTCCTGAATTATTACAATTCGCTACTATAAGAGCTAGGCAGACAGGGCAATCAGTTAATTATCTTGTTGATTCTATTGTAACTGGTATAGGTCGTAAATCCAAACTAATTCTTGATAACCTCGGTATATCAGCCGTTCAACTTACCGAAGCATTAGGCGGTGCCAGTGCCGCAAGTTCTTCTATTGGAGATGTTGCTGATGCTGTAGGAAAAATTGCTGAAAAGAATTTGAAACAGATGGGTTCCCTAACGGATGATGCTTCTGTCAAATTTGATAGAATGGCTGCCTCATGGGAGAATCTTAAAGTTTCAATGGGTAATATGGTCAATTCATCTGGGCTTCCTGATTTTTTCGAGAAGCTAGCAAATGGCATGAATTCTATTGGACTTGTCATGGATAAAGGGTGGGAAGGAGCGATTGCAAATATTCAACAACTTCAAAATGCCATCAATAAGATAAACCATGCGAATAATGGTAATGGGGTATTTGGTCCAGAAGCTAAAAAACAAATTGACATTATAAGAGAGTCAGCCAAAAGACTTGGCGTAGAAATAAAGGTTTTGACAGAAGGTGCAACTTTAGCAACTAAAGTTTTTATGGTTAAGCCTTCAGGTATATGGCTTAACGGAGACGAAACACAGAAACAGATAAGAAATATTATGTTCCTCGAAGAGCAGATAAAACTGCTGAATGAGGAAATTAAGTTGACCGACAAGCCAACAGAGATAAAGAGATACAGTGATGAAATAAAAGAGTTACAGAAAGAGATTGACACTTTGATGGGTAAGATTAGTAAAATCAAGTTAGATTTTACAGGACTTATAAAAAATAAGCCTTCAACATTGCCTTCAGAAGGAAAGAAAGCTCAAAAGGATATTCTTGGTCCATTGGCTGAAAACATGTTCAAAGGCATGGACGCAGATTCAAAAACATTGCAAGAGATCACAGCAAAAGTAAATGAAGCCAGGGATGCCTTTGAAAAAATGGGCATATTCACTGCCAAAGGATTGAAGCAATCTGAAGAAGCATTTTCTGCGTTCTTAAAAAATAAGAAACTAGACGAATTTATAGCAAAAATACAGGTCATAAAAGATCATGAATCTGACATGGTTCAAATGGCTGCCACTTTTGGAAATGATTTAGGCGTTGCTTTCGGAGATGTAATTACCGGAGCAAAAACATTTGCACAAGCTATGGCAGAAATGGCATCGAGCGTTATCGATTCTCTAGAAAGAGTGGTTATGGCAAATATGATGGCCAATGCATCAAAGTTTGGACTTCCAGGTATCTTATTAGCCGCAACTGGCTTTGGAGTTGTTAAATCTCTGTTCAAAAATATTGGTAAATCTTCAAGGTCAACTAATGTAACTCCTTCATATTCTTATGGAGGACGTGGACAAATGCACTTTGAAGCAAAAGTAGAAGGCAGAGCATTAAAGTTCGTACTTGCTGAAACAGGAAGAAATGATTCACGAGTAAGCACGATAGGTTAAAGATAATATGGCAACAGGTAATCCAGTATGTGATTGGAATTTTTTTCCGCCTGGTACTGTAGTTATTGCGGCAAGCAGCCCAACAGCTGCAAACGGATCAGTAACAGCGGGTACTGTAAGTGGATCAGGCAGCCAACCAAAATTTGTAATATATCCAGAAGGATATCCTATTGACCCTCCCTATAGCTCACCACTTCGACAAACATCTAAAAAGTTTTCAGGCCTTGTACCGGGCAATTACGTTATTAATGGAAGGAGTAGCGATTCATGCGTTCGCCTGTTGAATGTAACAATCAACTATGTTTATGCTTGGACTCCAAGGTGGAGAATACAGCATTCAGATGACGGTAATAGGAATTTTGATGTTAGAATTGACATTGAAGATTCTAATTTTTTTGGATCTGTATCTTATGTGACGGCTCAGGACGTGCCAGATTTAATTAACTGGGTTAATGAAAGTCAGGATAATGTATTCGAACCTGTCGTTGGGTCAGAACTACAAATTAATCTGATTGCCAATACTGATGGACAATTTGATGACATGACGTCGTGCTATGATGAAAAAAGATTCAGAGCAACTTACTATAAAAAAGTATCAGGAGTATACGTTCAAAAATGGCAGGGTTTCATAATCCCTCAGAATGGTGATGAAGAATACTGGCGCGACATTGACATTCCGGTGAGTATTACTTTTTCAGATGGATTAGCTGATCTGAATAATTCATCGTTTTCAGATTTTTACGGAAACATACCCAATACAAGAATTTCATTTCTTGATGGTATCAAATTCTGTCTTTATAAAACAGGACTGACACTGGATATTTGGGAGACTGTTAATATATACGCTATTGGTATGATCTATGGCGCATCCGACAGTACATTAACGCAAGCATATTTTGATCCAAAGGTTTATATCCAAGATGATGGAACGACAGAGGATAGCCTGACTGTTCTTAAATCTCTATTGCTTAACATGGGCGCAAGACTTTGTCAATCTGATGGAGTATGGAATATTGATTGCCCAACGCTAAAAACAGGGCTCACTACTCCCACCAGGAAATTCGATTATACTGGTAACTATAAATCAAATGAAGATGTATCCACAAGGATAAGCCTAAAAGGTAATTCAGGATCGTATCCAAAGATAGTATTTAAGAACAGAAGTGGTCGTAAATCACACCAGACCATGTACGGAAAGCTATCTTTCACATATGACTATGCACTTGAGAAAGACCAAAGTATTGTAGATGGCGATTTCGAAGATGAGGACGTAAATGGTGGCCAACTTAAAAACTGGCAAATTCAAAGTAATAATACGAATGTTATTGCATCGTCTGTCCAGAAAATAAAAAGGGATAGTGACTCGGGCACAATATCATCGAATGTATTACAAATTAAATTCGATCCTGTTGGTACTAGTCCATATTCTACAGAACCACAAGCAACGGTTTATTCACGCGAAATCCCTTTTAAAATAGACAATGTATCATCAGACCCGACGTCGATTTCATTCGACGTTTACGTTGATACTTACTCTCCCGATGCTATCATATTTATTGATTACGCATTGCTATTTGATGATGGAGCAATAGTAACGCCATTAAATGATATAGATCTTGTAGACAATCAATATTCAAGGGTCTACTTGGAGCCTAAGAAATGGCAAACGATCACACATGATAACCAAATCGTTCCAAGTGGAACGCCTAAAACTGGAACTATCCAAGTTGTTTTTAGGGTTTCTGGTAACCTACAGTATGATTATTCATCCGGTGCAGCATTGCAGGCGGTGCCAACTGCCGGATTTAGCCAGGATGAAGTAAATAGAAGGAAGGGTATTGATAATGCTAAAAGGGTAAAATACACATCAGGAAGCCCGGCTGTTACTTCTATTCTTCAATTCAAGTTGGTGACAGGTGACGAGGTTAGCGACTTTTACAATGTAATACAACCATCCGATCAACTAGGCGGTGGACCTCATCAATATATATGGAAGCTAGATAAGGTTTTAACTCTTCAATCAACAGCGGCGGGTCTTAACCCTATCTGGATTAAGAAATTACAGCTTGATAACGTTAGGTTGAAATACATGCCAAATGGGACAAAGCCAGATGAAAGCACCGTTAAGGATTTGGTTATGAATGCCAATGTAAAAAACCCATTGGAAATAACATTTCGGCATGGAGATTTGCCAGATAATACCAATTATCAAAATCTTTCACATGGATGGATTAGCCTATCGAATGGAACTCCGACAGCAAAATGGAAGTATAGGATAGGCAGTTCTACGGTTCAATATACTTTACTTGAACTGCTATCGAATATATATCAGGGTCAGTATGGCGTAGATCGATGGAAATTGTCGGGATCAGTTATTTGCGCTGATTCGGTGCCTTTTTTGGGTAATACTGTACAGCAACCGTTAACGGGTAAAGTATATGCAATTATCGCTGCTAGTATTGACTCAAGAGTTTCTTCTGCCGACATAGCCATGATTGAGTGCTTACAGGGCACTCCAGCGCCAGACATCCCAGAAGAGCCTCCAATACCGACTAACGACTACAGTCCTACAGATTATAGTTCTACGGATTATTACGTATCATGACTTAACAATGTTAACTGATGCCGAAATATGGTGGGTGTATATTGCAAACAATGAAAGTAAAAAATGAATAGAGCATCATTTTTATCGACTTATGCCAGTCCAACAGGCACATTTAAGGACGCAAAACCTATAGTTGCTGCTGATGACAGGCAATTTGCCAGTGATATATCAAGTTCAGCATTATTTCCAGAAGATTTGGTTACGGACCTTTGGAAGGGAGACTATGTTGAGATAAAGACAACTAGTCCATTACCTGCTAATACCGCATCAGTAGATTCAAATGGAATTGATATCCTTACTGCGAATTCAAATGGTTCTTTCCCCGCTATTGATGGCGCTGGCCCTCTCAATAGTTACATAGTGTCTGGAGAAGCTACGCTAGCAAACAATGGTGTTTATACACTGATAGTGCCCGGAAACGCATTCACCCCGTGGGTTCTTCAAAGGCGTGTAGACTCTAGGCCTGGCTCCTACGCCGGAAATGGTATTTATTATGTCAAGTTCGGCACTCTCAATGGAGACAAGTATTTTCGTCAAGAATATGACGGCGTTAATATCCAGTTCTCACAAGTTAGCGGCCTTTCAAAGAAAAAGAAGAGAATTGCGATCTCGACTGCACAAATTCTAAATGGCAATAGCGTACCTGTTAACTTGATAGCTGCGCCTGGATCTGGTTACATGATAAGGGTGGTAAATTCTATTGTCGTTAAATTTCTTTATGGAAGCGCTGCATTTGCTACCAATACCACATTCAACATTGGATATGGATTTTCAGCGACAAGTCCGGCAATCACAAGCGCTATAGGAGGTATCATATCTCAGACGCAGAATTATGTAACCTATCAGCAGCCTATTTCAAACGGGGGTCCAACCACAAGTTTTGATAATGTGGGGATTTATTTTTTAGTTCAAACCGGAAACCCAACAGCAGGCACAGGGTCTAGTCTGCTAATAGAAATTGAATACGAGATCATACCAACTACGTAAAAATGAGCACCAGCATAGTAACCGATCAAAGTAAGAATGTTATTTGGAATGCTCGACGCGGAGACGATCAATCGATTCATATTGATTTCGTTGATACTAATGGGATTCCTTATAGTGTCAGTGGAGAAACATTTACGATAGAGTTGTATCGATTCAGTGGCGGGAACATACTCACCTTGAGTCAATCGGCAGGAATTACCAATAACGGGACCAGCCTGGATATTCTATTC